TTCATGGGATATTAGTAGCGCAACTGTAGACGCTGGCGAATATGAGTTAGCCGATTCCAAGGGTGAGATACTTGACGGCCTCCCCCTGCGCGACACCTTTATGATCTACAAGGAAGATTCCATTTATAGCATGAGTTATGTTGGAACTCCCTTTATATTCGCCTTTAATCAGCTATCCCCCTCAGTTGGCGCATTATCCAAGAACTGTGTAGCTGAATACGATGGTGGGCATTTCTTTCTTGGTAATGGCGATGTCTATATCAACGATGGGCAGAGAATAAAATCAATCCTTCCTCATAAAATAAGGGACTACATATTCGGTGAGATAGATGGCGCTAACTTTAAGAAGTCCTTTGTAGTTGCTGACTACGGAAACACTGAAATGTGGGCTTGCTTTCCCACACCAACCAGCGCAACGAATCAATGTAACAAAGCCGTTGTCTGGAACTGGACTAACAAAGCCTTTACCATTCGTGATATACCAGACTTAGCTGATATTGGATATGGCACGATACCCGATCCAAATTCATTCACGACATGGGCTGCGGCAATACCCACATGGTCTAGTGCCTTGGGTACTTGGACAGCAACATGGTCACAGTCTGAGAATGTGCTAGTCATGGCATCCCCCACGGATACCAAACTGTACAGGAATGCCTCTGGCAACAGAGAAGATGATACCGATATGACCTCTTTTATAGAGAGGACGGGGCTAACCATGACAGCGCAGAACCAGAATGATCAGTCTGTCGTAAAAAGAATAAAGTCTGTCTGGCCCAAGATGGAAGTAACAGGCTCTGGTAATACGGTTAATGTCTATGTTGGAACCCAGAACTCTACGGAAGCGGCAGTCTCTTGGTCAGACCCTGTTGAATTTAATCCAGATACACAATCCAAGGTATCAGTCAGGAAGAGCGGGAAGCTCTATGGAATTAAGTTTGAATCTACTGGTGACTTTGATTGGCGATTAGACGGTTACGAGTTTGAGCTAGATGATGCCGGAAGGAGAGGCTCTAGGAGTTACTGATGCCTACATATAAAGACAGAGTAGTAAAGTCTGTAACTCATTATTACCCTAATCCTCTACCGTTAAATGAAGAAGACTTAGGGTTGTATGTAACGAATGAACTTAAAAGATTGGGCGATGTAATATTCAACCAAGCTACCTTTAGGCTAGAAAGAATCCATGCGCCACCTGACAAACCCAGAGGCGGTGATATTAGATACGCAGATGGTTCTAATTGGGACCCAATCGGTTCTGGTGAGGGAATCTACTTCTACAAGGAAGGTACTAGCGCATGGGTAAAACTGGGTTGAAGGCTCATATTGTACAGCCTGAAGATATTGCATACATCTGGGAACAGGTTGCACCTCTACTTGAGAGGGTAAAGGAGCATAGTGAGGGGGAGGCTGAACCAGATGACTTCTTAGAGCCTTTAACTCATGGTGATATGCAGTTATGGATAGTGACAGAGGATAAAGAAATAATTGCTGCGTTGGTGACTCAGATTGTCTCCTACCCCCAGAAAAAGATACTGAGGCTTATATCCTTAGCTGGCGAGGATTTCAATAAGTTTAAACATTTCCTAGATATGATTCAATCATTCGCCATAAAGACAGGCTGTACCGGGCTTGAGTTGTGGGGGAGAAAGGGTTGGAAAAAACTACTGCCCGATTGGGAATCTAACTATATTGTCTACACCAAAGACTTAAAACATAGGATGCAATAATGGTAACAACAGAAGAATATTTAGCTCAGATAGCAAGAGAAGAGGCGGCAAATTTAAGGGCGCGAGCAGAGGGCTATGAAAGCGCGGCCCATAAGGAAGCTCATGCAAATACAAAGCCGGGTAATGCTGGTGTTGAGGGTGGTGCGGCAGCGAGGGAAAGGGCGGCAAATGAAAGGGCAAAACAAGTTACTGACCCGCGCACTGGGCTAAAATTTCAAAGCGCTTCTGATATGGAAGCGTATGCAAATGAACGGGCACAAAATACTCCAAACCCAGCTACTGGAAAAATGTTTACTAGCGCTGTCGATCAGGAAATTGATGCAAATAGACGGGCGCGGCTTAATAAATACTTAAATGCCGCTGACTATGAAAGCGGATTGCGGACACGTTCTTACGATGATTTTGTAGACCCTAGAGATGCGGAACCAGAGCCAATTCCAGAGCAATTTGCCATAGGTACAGCGAATGACATTAAGTGGAATCCCGATCAGCCAGATCACGTTGACTACGACAAAAACTGGCGTGATAACTATCCCGACGGATTTGATGTTCATGGTAACCCGATCCAGTATGAAACCATGGACAGTTGCTTTGTTGACGGTGTTCAAGTTGAACTTGTAGATGGTTCTGAGAAGAATGTTTCCGAAATCAGTGTGGGTGATGAGGTAAAAACTGATAAGGGAGATGGAGTAGTAACAAAGATTTACCCGTCTAAAGCGGGTGGTCAGAAACTGTACGGGTTTAATGATAAAGAACCTTTCGTAACAGAAGCGCATCCCTTTATGACGCAGGATGGGTGGAAAAAAATCTCTGACGTTACTGAGGGTGATACCTTATACAGAAATGGAAGGGGCATTGTAACGGTCGAATCTATTACATCTAAAGAGATACCAGAAGATACCCCTGTTTACAATTTCCACGTTGATGGACACGAAACATACTTTGCCGATGGGTACTTAGTACATAACAAATGGACCGCCGGTGATTCCAGCGCCAAAGGCTCTATGGACCTAGCTGCCTTCAGACCATGGACACAAACATACTGGAGTCAGTTTATGCCCAAGGCGGATGGCAAAATATCAACTAATAGTTTGCTTTACATGCAAGCACCCCAACAAGAGTATGGGCTTGCTTATCTACCTGGAGAAATGCGCGATCCCGCTCATTGGAATTTATGGGAAGGTACAGAAGGGGGTAAGAAGGGGCATACTGGTAGCATCCCAGGTGGTGGCTGGAGACGTACACCAACAACATACAACACGATGACTGGGACAAGGGCCGGAAAAAAAGCGCCGTGGAAATTTACAGCAGAAGGTGGGAAAACAAATATATACGCCAGTCCTTGGAGTGCTTCTCAAATGAACTTAACTCCAGGTCAGGGCGCTAAATGGAAGGGATTATTAACTGGATTAGATACGGCACCAGCTATAGATACCTCGGTAGCTTCACTCTTAGGAGTAAAATAATATGAGCGGCGGATTTACAACAGGAATTACAAAGGACGGGCCGTGGGAGCCTCAGAAAGAGCATTTAAAGAGGGGTATGGCAAGGGCGGAAGGTTTATATAAAGCTGGTCCAGCCCCTTATTTCCCCGGAAAAACTTTAGCTGATTTTGATCCAGCGCAGAAAGCGGCTCAAGCCGGTACATTAGGTTACGCGATGGGCGCAAGGCCAGCGGCGCAACAGGCTTTAGCTGAAAGGCAGATGGGCAGAACCTATGATTGGGCGGCTCGTATACCAGAAATGGCGGCAGAGGGATTAGGCGCGGTTGGTCCTGACCTCCAGAATATGATGAGTGGTGAGGTTGATTATGACACTGGACCATTTAACAAAATGGCTGATGCATATAGGCAACAGGTTGAAAGTCAGCTTACTGGCACAGGTGGCGCACTAGCTAATATAAGAAGTGGTCTTGTTAATTATGGTCAAGCTGGTGGTAGTACCCGTGGAGATATATTACAGCAAGAAGCCATAGTAGATGCTGTGAATAAGGGTCTGGCTATGCCTCTAGCTCAACAGTATGGTCAGGCTTATCAACAGGGTCAGGCTGGTAGACTTCCAGCGGCACAGGCTATACAGCAGGGCTATGGTGGTATAGGTAGTGCTTATGGTCAGGCTGCTCAGACAGGCCTAGCAGGGATGCAACAGTATCCAGGTATCATGGCAGCACCTCTGTCAATGTACGGCGCTATGGGCGATGTAGGAGCGCAGAGAAGGGCACTGGCTCAAGAGTCAATTAATCAGGCTATGACCAAGTACAACTACGGTGCTAATGCAGGACAGACGGCA